AGGCCTTATTTTTCCTTTATATTCAGCGACAACTTCAGATGTTTCTGTATCTATTATATGAAATGTTGAATAATCTTTTGCATCGCCTCGAGAAACGTCTGCTGAAAGTATGTAACTATTTGCACTAAGTGGGTATTTCCATATCCAAACGTTTCTATCAAAGCCTTGTCTTTCTATAGGAGGTTTTACTATGCCTCTCATCCACTCTAGCGTATTTCCGTCTAAAAATGTCTCTCCTGATGTAGCAAAATCGCACAAGTACTCTTGCGCAATCTGTCGTTTATTCATGTTTTTTGTTGTTTTTTCAAACCACTCATCATCTCTTTCAGGATGAACATTCCAAGGTAAATTAATTGCATTAAATTCATTGAGTCCAGCTTCTGCATCAACATACAGTTGATGATACTGCCCACCTACACCGTTAGGAGTAGACAAGATAATAACTCTACCACCTGTTGAAATTGTAGGATAAATACCCGTCCAGATCGTATCAAAGTTTCTAACGAAGGCAGCCTCGTCAACAATCAAAAGAGAAAGTGCCTCTGAACGTCCTGCATCTTCAGATGTTGGAATTGCCTGTATCTGTGACCCATGACTAAATTTAATTTTTTGTTTGTTATTTTCAACAATCTCAGCTAAGATCATCCATTTAGGAAGTGATCTTATCATTGTCTTAACTTTTGTAATAAAGTTTTGAGCAACTGTTAGCTTAGTAGCAATAATCAGAATATTCTTTTCTTTTTGAAATATTGCCATCCATACTGCGTATGCAGCAACTAAAGTCGATAATCCTAGCTGTCTGGATTTGAGAACAATATTAAATCTGTGCTCAAGAAACTCTTCTACACAATCATCCTGAAAGGGGAAAGTCTCAAAAGGAATAAGACCCCTAACAGGATGCTGAATTTTTAGATAATTTTTAAAGAAATAATTAGGATCTTTTCCGCACTTAATTATTTCTTTTACTTGTAATTGCTTGTTATACTTCGCCATGGCGAAGATAAATATGCACTTACTTAGCTTATTTCAAAAACATGAACTTGTCGAACCAGCGCAGTACCTTTTTCAGAATAAGCATGATAGTTCATAAGCTCAACTGCTGAATCACATGACACTTCTTTAGTTTTCAAAGCTCTTCCAGACTTTTCTTTAAAAAGCTTTTTAACATTTGCTAAGCAGTCTTTTCCGACTTTTTTCAAATCGTTTTCTGACTCTTTTGCTGCTTGCTGCATTTGATTTCTATCACCAAGGTTGACAACCATCATGCATGTCATCATAAGCCTGTCTTCACCTGTAATTTTCATAATGCATTTGATCGAACCCGTGTAGGATTGAAAAGCTGCACCGTACAAATCTTCAACGACTGTGCTTAAGATATTTGTCTCTTCAAAATTCATTTTATCTCCTGTCTTTTAGACGCATTAATAATTAGCCTCTTTCTACCATTTATGTATTTTCTAATTACGCTTTTTTTAGGGCGCCAACCTTCTGCCCAATCTTTTTTGCGTGACTCTGCAAATGTAAGATAACATTCATGGCAGCAGAAATGATCAGAATGACTCTGGTGATCACGATCTGTTCCTAATATAAATCCACATAGATCACAAAAGAAGTGATCTCTAGCGCTGCTTTCTGTGTCTTTAATGAACTTAATTTTATACTGCCTGGACATAAGAATCAGCTCCTATTTTCATGATGTCAATTGTGTTATCAACGATATCTTTAATCTGGTCAATATGAGAAATTACCAAAATATTCTTAAATGATTTCTTAAGAGACTGAAGTAGTCTACCGCAGGCTTCTAAGTTTGTTTCATCTAGAGAACCAAATCCTTCATCGATTATAAGCATAGAAGATTTAGGAAGAGAAGATACATTAATTAAAGCTACACGTATAGCAAGCGATGCAATCATTTTTTCCATTCCCGAACCTAATTCTACAATCCTCTTAGAATCTCCATAGTCAATAAAGACATCCATTGCATTAGATTCTAAATCTGCCTCTAATACAATTGTAAATCCTACAACTCCTTTTAGAATTTTTGATATCTCTTTGTTGATTTTAGGTAGCAGAGAGTTAATAATCTGTACTGGAATGCCTCGTTTAGATGTCGCCTGAATGAACAAATCTTGTACTTTTAATTGTGTATTAAGTTCTTCAAACTTCTTTTTAGACTTTTCTGCATTTTCGATTGCTAATCTTGTTCCTTCGATTTCTCGAATTTTAGAAATTCTATTTTCATCATTCACCTTAAGATCTTTTTTCTTATTGCTAAGAAGTCTAGAAATACCTGACATGTCACTATCTGGATCTTGCCCATCAAATCTTTGTCTAAGATCTTCGCTCAAGCGCTTCTTTGCCATGTATTCATTTTTAAGATTTCCAATTTCGTTTTGAATAGACTGTATTTTAACTCTATCGTTTGAAATTTTGGTAACAAGCTCAGACTTTTTCTGAATTATAGTATTGTACTTGTCGATTTTTTCTTCATAGTTTTCTTTCTTTATTTTTTTATATGAAGCAGATAAGTCTGCAATATTTGTTTCTAAGCTATTTACTTTTATTCTTTTTTCTTCTATTTTGTTTTTGTCTCGGTGAGAGTCTTTGATAAATTTACATGTTGGAAAATTATCACCGCACGGGACTTCAAGTAATCTTTTAACAGATTTTTCCATTGCAGTCAACTCTGCATTTTCTGCTTTAAGAAAACCTTTTAATTCCCAAAGAGTCTTTACAAGTTTCTTAGACTCATTATGCTTTATTTTCATATCGTCTATGTCAAATGAATCTATAAAATCTTGTATCTTTTTAATTTTAATTTCTGTGTCGTGAATTGAGTCTTTGCAAATATCTAATGCTTCTTGTTTTTGATCTATTTTATTTTGAAGTCTACTAGCTGTTTCTTCTGCATCTTCTACTTCTGACATCGTTACAAAATCTTGATCAGTGTTTTTAAGAACTTCTTTTGTAAGCTTTTCAATTTCACTTTCTAAGTCTGACTTTTCTTGATTAATTTTATCAAGTTCTTTTTGGTTTCTATCCATGATCTGAGCAAGATCATTAATCTTCTTTGCCCATCCGATATCGGATGTAAATTGTTTAACTTCAGTTCTTAAGTCAGATGTTTCTTTTTTAGCAACTTCATTCATGTCGTCAAAAACACTCATATCTAGAAAATTAGATAGAATATTCTTTCTAGATGTCGCCTTTTCTTTAATAAAAACATTCATTTCACCTTGCGAAGCTAAGCTTGTCATATGAAATTCTTCTGACGATCCTATCATTGATCTAAGAATTTTTTCGGATTCGCGTCGTTGCTCTTCGGTTTTGTCTGAGACAATATTACCTTCGTTGTCAATCTGAAATACTTTTAAGTCAGTAGGTGCCCAGACATTATTTTTAGTGGTCTTCTTTTTTGTTTCTCTAACAATTCTATAAGGAGACCCATTAACTGATATATCAATCTCTGTTTTGCACTGGCTTTTTCTAGAGTTTATAATGTGAATATTTTTAATTGATCCACGGTCTGAAGAGTTAAACAGGCCATAAGCAATGGTACCAATAATTGATGATTTTCCTCTTGCATTTCTTCCAAAAATACCTGTAATTCCAGGAAGCTTATCTAGATTAATTTCATTGTTTTCACCATAACAAAACATGTTGTCAAATGCAATTCTGTTTATACCCCATTTAACATTTCTCAAATCAGAGTTGACTTGAGTTACTTCTGACAAATAAGTCGATGTTACCTTATCTAGTTCATCCCATTCGGATTCTGTAATGTTGCTGCCTGCGTAATACTGACGCATTAAATCTTTCATTACTTTTGTGTCTCTAAGATTTAAAGAATCAGATTCGCTTTCTTTAATCTTTTCAGCAGCAAATGAGTTGTCAATTTTAAATACAACTTCGGTTGCATTTTTTGACTTTTTGAGTGCTTTCTGCAACGATCTTGTTTGCGCAGGCGTAATATAATCGTTTACAGCACTGATTCTAAATCTAGAAAGCCTAGAATATTCTGCACATGCTTTGACTGTTTTTTCTACGTCACCTCGCCATTCAACAGTAACAAATTGATAATTGTTTTTAACAGGATAGAACTCAACATCAAAATCATCTTTTGATCTAATGTCCCACACCAAAAAACCTTTTTCTCCGTCTTCACCGTAGTTTTGTTGAATTGTACTTCCGCAATATGCAACTGTTTTCTTTGAATTTAAAAACTGTCGCTTGTGAATATCGCCAAGCAATCCAAAGTCAAATGCATCAAAAAAGCTAACAGGTACTTCACCATCAAGCGACCAGTCAATATCTGTTAGCGACCCTGCAACTGCTCCATGAAAAAGAGCAATAGATATATTACCTGTGGGTTTGACAGTATTCCAGTTTTCTTCATCAAAACAAGAAAAGACACACCAGTCAAATCCCGGTATGCCTGTAGGATATACTCCTGAGTCTTTGTACAGAAATATTCTATCATTATTTATTGCTTCAATAATTGGCGTAATTGCGTCTTGTCGGTCTTTGTTGTGAATAAGACCATCGTGGTTTCCTAAAATTACATGAGTAGGTGCAATTTTAGCCATTTCATTAAACCACCAAACAAGATTTTCTACAAGTTCTGGTGAGATACCTTGTGTCTTTGAATGTACAATATCACCTCCGACATAAATAACGTCAGGTTTTATTTTTTTAGCTTGCTTAAACAAGTCTTTAAATGCAAGGACATATTCTTGGTGTCTAGAAAGCCCTCGCCAATGTACGTCTGCAATATGTAAAATTTTCATCAAGTACCCGTGCTCATATTAATAACATAATCTCTCTTGTCAGGAGAGAATTGCAATTTTCCTCTAGGACATATTACCCAGCATCTTTTAGTTGTACAAGACTTCGGCTTAGGCGCATAACCATCTGTCATAATAATACAACCGTCAAAATCTTTACTTATTTTTCGAAAATGGTCTTCGACTGCATCAAAACATGTTCCGCCGCTTAAGCCTCTTCGAAAATTGGAAGATTTGCCTTTTTTCCATGTAGTCTTGCTTTCTTCGTCAACTTGACTGTCAAAGTAATAATACACGAATGTATGAGTACTTGAAAGTTTTTGCAACATATCTCCAAACTGTTTAAGAGAATCGCTTCCAACAGATCCACTTTGATCAATATACACAGCAAGCATAGAGGTTTTTCTGGCTTTGCGCCCAGAATGAATATAAGGATATTTTCTATTGATTTTTCGCTGTGTTTTAAACCAATTGTTGCGAAGCTTGCTTCCACAAAAATACTTAAGTGCTCGTTCCCAGCTAAAATCAGATGCAGTAATTTTATCAATTTCTGAACGAACTGACATAGAAGCAGAACCCCAGTTACGCTGGTTTGCAACTTCTTTTGCTTTTGAAAGTATTTCTTTTACTTTTTGATCTGCAATAATTTTATCAGCTTCAGATAGCTCTGAATTGTCATGCTCATCAAGTACAACCAAAATGTCTTGTGACATAATTTCATCAATAGCTTTTTTCATGCCTTCATCAGATTCAATTTTTTCCATATACCATTCTGAAGATCTTCCGCTTGGCAAATTTGCAATCCAGTCATTCATTTTTTCAATAAGCTTTTTTCTATCTGGATCGATTTCAACGCCTTCTTTTACTTCAAGTTTGTTTCTAACACCCGGAATAAGACCACATTCTGGTAGCTGTCTTCTAGGAATAATGCTGTTAATTGCTAGATCAGTTGCAATGTTCCAATAATTATGAGGTTCACGCTTTCTTGTAGTTACATGCTTAAAAATTAAATGATAACATTCGTGCTTAAGCAAGCCAAAGATTTTTTCACGTGAAAGAGACGAGACAAAGTCAGGAGACCAAAGCAGTGTCATGGTTCCGTCTTTGTACATGACTCCTGCAGTACCTACATTCGGGTCACAAACTTTGCGCATACCTCGAATAATTGTAGCAAAGAAAGGCTCTTCAATTAAAAATTTGACAAGAATGCTGTCAAACTCTTTTTCTGTAATCATCGTCCTGCTCCACGAACAGTTGTAAGAATTCTGGTTTTAAGTGCTGTTGTGATCATTTTAATGTTGTGAAGATTTTTTGTAGCCATAAGCGTCTGTGAAAAATCAACAACAACTTCATCAGAAACATAAGACATAAAACGATTTAGATTTTCAATTTGAGTTGCACAAATATCGTTATCTTTTAGAAAGAGAACAACTTGATCTAGTGCTTCATTCTTTTTATCGTTTGTCATTGCTTTAACATCTGGCTCAACATCATCAAAATTATTAAGAATGTCATTTGCGCTTAGCTTAAAAACATAGTTTTTTACATAATCAAGAAAAGCTGCTGTTGTATGCATGCCGATAAATCCTGCTGACATATGAAGCATCATATCCGGAAGATCACTTCCCGCAAAATCTTCTGGTCTGCAATTAGCATGCTTAAGTGACTTATCTAGACGAGCCCAAGATGCTGGATAAGGATACACAGTGCCCGGGTTTCGTTCGCCTTCATGCATAAGATGAGCAGGATACTTTTTAATAAACTTTTGAATCATAGGATCGATATTGTTTTTTGATGCCCAGTCAAGCCAGTCGTTGGTTGTAGGAACCAGTTCGGTTACCCAAAATCGACGAAGCAAAGCCGGATCCATTTCATTAACAGTAAAATCATTGCCTTCGTTGATTGCCATAATGATTCTAGTTTCAGGATGCAACTTTTGTCCATTGAGTTCTCTATCAAGAACAATTTGGAAAGCACACTGCAAAACTTCTGTTGTTGCTCGGTTACCTTCGTCAAGGAAAAGAAGGTGAGGCTCGCGGCAGGCTGCCATAAATCGATCATTAGGTGCAAACCTTGTTACGCCATCAACCAGCTCTGGAAGGCCAATAATATCACCTTCAGAAAATACACTCAATCGCCAGTCTAGTACAGGAAGACCAGGGCCTGTATGATCAAGATACATGTGTTTAGTCTCGATAAGCGAAGCAATATGTTTTGTAATGTCTGACTTACCGATACCTGTGTCGCCTTTGACTAAGATTGAAATATCAGGAGGAAGAGAAGTAGCGACCTGTACGAAAGTTTTAATATCCATTGCATTTCCTTTTGTTTTGCAAAGTTATTTTATAATAAAATGCCTTTAATTGCACTCAATGATT